TTCTTGAGCCATCTTCAGGATGTCGTCTCGGTTCATTTCGCACCACGCTGTTCGGCTTCCATCTCGCGCAGGTCCATCGCCACGTCCGCGACGCCGTGCCAGTCGCACCGTGCGATCATCACTTGCAAATACTGAATCAAAATTGCTCGCTGTTCTTCGTAGCTCACGATTGCATCTCCTTGATCAGTTGATCCACGTCTTCCTTCGACCAGACCACGCGCACGTTCTGCTGTAGTCGTTGCATCTCTGCGATGAAGATGTTCTGGAGCGTCGACAGGCGACCGCCGTCTTTCTTCACCTCAACAAACCACACCACGCCTTGCGGCAGCACCACCAGCCTGTCGGCCACGCCACGGTTCGAGGGCGAGACGAACTTGTAGGCCACACCGCCCAGCTCCTTTACCCGGCGCACCAGGTATCTCTCTATGTCGCGCTCTAAAATTTTTGATCTCCCGCATGTTTCAAAGTTTAGACCGTTGCAAACTTCAAAGCAATGGTATACCATGCGGTTTCCGTTAGTCAACTCTAGGAGATTGAAGTGAACTTGATGGACCAGAACAAACAAGTCTCGCTATACGAGCAGGCCGCGTATGAACTGCGCGGTATCGTCTACGTGCCGCACTACCGAAACAGCGACATCTACGTCGGCCCCGGCTACCCACGCCACAACGTGACGCGCTACTCGGCTGAAGAGCTGATGCTGATGGGTGCGGTTCCTCGCGTCGAATTCTTGTGGTCGCGCGGCACGAGCGGTCGCGTTGATGCGAGGAACCCATGAGCCATTCTAAAATCGTAGGCGGCTCGACCGCCGAGCGCGTAATCAACTGCCCCGGCAGTGTGGCGCTTAGCGCCACGATGCCGCCGCAGGTCGAGAATGACGCCATGCGGGAGGGCACGCGCCTGCATGAGCTGGTAGCTGAAGTGTTGAACGAGCGGATCGACTCGCGCTCGATTGACGACGAGAAGGTGCTGGACGCGCTTGATCTGTTCGACGACAAGTTCGACCCCAAGGCCGAGGCGTTGTTCGACGTCGAGGCGCGCGTAGCGTTTCCGTGGGACAAGACGATCTTTGGCACCGCTGACGTGATCGGGTGCTTGAGCAAGACCAAGGGCTTCGTCATGGACTTCAAGTTCGGCGACAACTATCAGGTCGACGCCGAAGAGAACGCCCAGCTAATGTTCTACGCCGCTGCGGCGCTTGAGAGCGGTCACTGGTCCATGCAAGGCCGCACCGACGTCGAGCTGGTCATCATCCAGCCGCCGTACATCCGACGCTGGATGATCGACATTCGGCGCTTGCATGACTTCAGCGCCGATCTCAAGCGCGCGGTTAAGCTCGCGCAAGAGCCCGACGCGCCGATTGTCGAGGGTGAGCACTGCCGGTTTTGCCCAGCGAAGGCCATCTGCCCGAAGAAGACCGGCGCTGCCGAGCGGGCGGTGCTAGTGGCCATCGACAGCATTGGGCCGGAGCAGATTGGCCACTGGATGGACGTCGCGCAGAATCTGGAAGACTGGGCGTCTGACGTGCGCAAGCTCACGCAGCAGGCGCTGGAGGCCGGTCGGCCCGTGCCAGGCTGGAAGCTCGTGAACAAGCGCGCCCATCGGACGTGGGCGGACAAGAAGGCCGCGCTGGCTGCGTTGACTGCGCTGGCGCCGGACGTCAGCTTTACCGAGATCGTGTCGCCTGCGCAGGCCGAGAAGGCGTTGAAGACAAAGTTACCGGAGGGGCTGACCTCTCAGGTATCATCAGGGTTGACCATTGCAGAGGAGGCTGACAGCCGCCCTGCCGCGGTCACAATCGGGTCGACGCTTGTGTCGGCCCTTTCTAAACTAGGGTGAAAATCATGTCAAATCTCGTAAAGTTCGCATCTGCTGGTCTTCCTGCTGTTCAAATGCTCGCCACCAGCCTTCGCACGCTGGAAACCGTAGCGCCTATGTCGTCTGCCATCATCAAGATGGACAAGACGGGCCACTGGGTCTATGGCGCCGATCAGACCGAAGCTGAAGATGACGCCCGCTGGGCGGTCAATCCTTTCTCGTTTGTCCACGGTTTTATTGCGTGGGGCGACGGAGAGGTGCTGGCCGAGAAGATGGCGTCTGTGACCCAACCGTTGCCAGAGCTTGACGCCGCGCCCCCAAGCGCGAAGAAGGGCTGGGAGCAGCAGGTAGGGCTGATGCTGAAGTGCCTGTCTGGCGAAGACGCGGGCCTTGAGTGCCGCTACACCACGACGTCAGTGGGCGGTAAGCGCGCCGTGCAGACGCTTGCCGTGGCGATTGCGGCGCAGGTGGAGAAGGATCCAGAGCGCCCCGTGCCGATCGTGACGCTGGGCAAGGATCACTATCAGCATAAGTCGTACGGTCGCATCTACACGCCGGTCTTTGAGATCGTCGAGTGGGTGTCGATGGACGGCGAAGAGCCTGTCGCGGAAGCTGCAACCGACGAGCAGCCCCGCCGTCGTCGTCGCGCAGCAGCTTGATGTGGTGACGCCCAGCCGGCGGTGGCGTCTAACACCGGCAGCAGGCGCGGTGCCACTGTCTGTCTCCTCCGCACCGTGAGCCTGCTGACAGCCCGGAAAGACGGGCACCTAACACACCATGATTGCCTACATTGACTTTGAAACCCGCAGCGAGTGTGACCTGCCCGCGCGCGGTCCGTACAACTACGCTCGCCACCCGTCGACTCAGGTGCTCTGCATGGCGTATGCGATAGACGACGGCGAGGTCGAACTGTGGACGCCCGATCAGCCGTTTCCTCGTGAGATTCTGACGCACCAGATACGCGCGCACAATGCGGCATTCGAGCGCCTGATTCTTTGGTACGTCCTTTGCCCCGACCTTGACCTGCCAGAGCCTGCGCTGGAGCAGTTCTACTGCACCGCGGCGCAAGCGCGGTCGAACTGTGCGCCTGGTAGCCTTGAGGACGTCGGGCGGTTTGCGGGTGCCAGCATGAAGAAAGACCACAAGGGTGCTGCGCTTGTGCGGAAGTGCTGCCTGCCACCGTTCAAGCATACCGCTGACGACTTGGCCGCGCTCTTCGAGTATTGCAAGCAGGACGTGCGCGCCATGCGCGCGATCAGTAAGAGCTTGCGCGACCTGTCGCCTGAAGAGCTGGCCGACTACCATGTCAACGAGCGCATCAACGACCGAGGCGTGAAGGTCGACGTCGAGCTGTGCCACGCCGCTATGCGCTACAGCGAGGCCGAGCGGGTCGAGATCGAGGCGCGCGTTGTCGAGCTGACCGAGGGCGCGGTGACGTCCGTGCGGTCACCTAAGATGCGCCAGTGGGTGCTGGAGCGGCTGGGGCCAGAGGCCCGGAAGCTCGCGCGCTCGAAAGACAAAGACTCGATTGACAAGACCGTGCGAGCGAACCTGCTTGCGATGGAGAATCCCGATGAGGTACCGCCCGCTGTTGCCGAGGTCATCCAATGCGCAGACGACCTCTGGGCGTCGTCAACTGCAAAGTTTGGCCGCCTCGCGGCGCTGGCTGATGATGAAGATCAGCGCGTGCGAGGCGCATTTGTTTTTGCTGGAGGCGCAGCGACAGGCCGCGCTGCGAGTTATGGCGCGCAGGTCCACAACTTTCCACGAAAATCCGCCAAAGAGCCCACTGAACTTCGACACGCCCTCGTTCGAGGCCACGCTGTCGTGCCTCGGTTCGGAAAGCGGGTCACTGACGCCCTGAAGTCGATGCTGCGCCCCGCGCTGGTGGCCGATCATTCGTTTGTCGTCGCTGACTGGTCGGCCATCGAGGGCCGGGTCAACCCGTGGCTATGCGGCGCGGAAGCAAAGCTCGACATCTTTCGCCAGCGCCTTGACCCGTACAAAGTCAACGCCGCTGCGACCTATGGCGTGCGGTATGAGGACGTCACCGACGAGCAGCGCCAGGTCGGCAAGGTGCAAGAGCTGGCGCTCGGGTTCGGCGGCAGCACCGGCGCGTTCGCTGCGATGGGTCGGGGCTATGGCGTGCGGTTTGAGGAGGCGCAAGCCCGTCGGATCGTGGACGCCTGGCGCCGTGCGAACCCGTGGGCCGTGATGTTCTGGCAAGACCTTGAGCGCGCCTATATGTCCGCCATGCGTCACCCCGGCCATGAGTTCAACGCCGGTCGCGTGACGTATTTCTATGACAAACAGCATCTTTGGTACATGCTGCCCAGCGGGCGCGTGCTCTGCTATCCGTTTGCCAAGTTCGAGGGCGAGCATCTGACCTATGCTAAGGCAAGCTGGAAGCCTGCGGCTGACGCGACCGAGTGGCCGCGTGCGCACTTGTGGGGCGGGCTCGCCTGCGAGAATGTGACGCAGGCAAGTGCCCATGACATCCTCCGGGTTAATCTGCGCCAATGCGATGGCGTGGTGGCGCACGTGCATGACGAGATCGTGATCGAGACGGCTGAACCTGAGAAGGTCAAGGCCGAGCTTGAGCGTATCATGGTGACCCCGCCGGCATGGGCGGTGGGGTTGCCGCTCGCCGTTGAGGCCAAGATCATGGCCCGATACGGCAAATAAAAACGCCCGCTGGCAGGCGGGCGTGAACCACAGGAGAAAGCGTTGAACTTCGTTGATTTTATCATCAGTCTGGCGCCCGAGGGCGAGACAGCGTTATTTGTGCGCCAGAAGCCACGCAGGGACGCGAACGGCGAGCTTCAATACCACGCTGACGGCGCGCTGAAGGCGTCATGGCCGGCATCGTTGCCGGACCTGTCACGGGTGCGTGAGGGCGCCTGGTACGGCAACACCGGGTCGTTTGTCATCGATCGGTTCGAGCAGGGTCGACCGTCCGCGAGCGCGGCGAATGTCGACTATGTGCTGGTGATGGTGCTGGACGACGTGGGCGAGCCCAGCAAGGCACCGCGCACCTCGCCCGTGCCGCCGACCTGGGTCATGGAGACGTCGCCCGGATCGTATCAGTGGGGCTATGCCTTCGACCCTGAGGATCAACCGACTAAGGCGGCTTACAGCGCCGCTATCCGCGCGATTGCCGAGGCCGGCTACTCGGACCCTGGCGCGATCAATCCGGTCCGCAACTTCCGCTTGCCGGGCTCGGTCAACCTGAAGCCTGACAAGGGCGGCTTTCAAGCGCGTTTGGTCGAGTTCCATCCTGAACGGGTCTACCGCCTGCCGGACCTCTGCGCCGCGCTGGGTGTCGACCCAGGCCCGGACGATAGCGCGGGCGTGCGGCCCGTGCGCCTGTCGGACGATGGGGCTGATGACGTGCTCGCGTGGCTGTCGGCGCAGGGTCTGGTGCTGTCGCGCCCGAACCCGGAGGGCTGGGCTGGGGTCGTCTGCCCTAACAGCGCCGACCACAGCGACGGGAACCCCGAGGGCCGTTATCTGGGTCTGACGCGCGCGTATTGCTGCTACCACGGCCATTGTGGCGACTGGGACAGCGCGCGATTTCTTGAATGGGTCGCTGAGCAGGGCGGGCCAAAGCATACGCCGGGCCTGCGCGATGAGCTGCTGACGCAGCGCATGGCCGAGGTCATGTCGCGCCTCACGCCGACCGAAGATTACCCCGACGCTGCGGCTGCGGTCGTGGCCGAGGTCGAGCGCCGCGAGGCCGGTCGCGCCGAACGGGCGGAATGGTTTGAACGGTTCGCGTACCTGCATGCGGACGATGGATATTTCGATCTGGTCGACCGTCGGCAGTATTCGCGCGGTAATTTCAACGCGATCTATCGCCATGTCACATGCTGGTCGGTCCATGCGACAGGCGCGAAAAAGCGTCGGGTCGAGGCGTCGATCAGTTATGACGAAAACCGGCAGGCGATGGGCGCCAAGGTGCTGCAAGGGGTCACCTATGCGCCTGGCGAGTCGGTGCTGGTGTCGCGTGCCGGGGACGTCTACGCGAATCTCTGGCGCAATGCGCGACCGACGTCGGGCGGGGGTGATCCGACCCGCTGGCTGGATCTGGTAGAGCGCCTGTTACCGGACGCCAACGAGCGCGAGCACCTGCTCGACTGGATGGCCTACAAGGTCCAGCATCCAGAGCAGAAGATCAATCACGGGATTCTTCTTGGTGGATCGCATGGCATCGGAAAGGATACGATTTTTGAGCCGTTCCTGTACGCGGTCGGCGGCCTATCGAAGGAAAATATTGCGCTGGTCAAGAATGAGGAATTGAATAGCCAATGGGGCTACTCGCTGATGTCCGAGGTGTTGGTCATCAATGAACTGCGCCAAGCGGAAGCGCACGACCGGCGCGCGCTTGAAAACCGACTGAAACCCTTGCTGGCGGCGCCGCCTGAATTGATTCCGGTCAATCGGAAGGGTTTGCACCCGTTCGATGCGTTGAATCGCCTGTCCGTGGTCGCATTCTCAAATGAGCGCATGGCGATAACGCTGCCGTCGGACGATCGCCGCTGGTACGTGCTCTGGTCGGACGCGCAGCCGTTGACGATCAAAGAGGGCGACGAGATCTGGGATTGGCTAAAGACCGGCGGCGGACGGGACGCGGGCGCGGGCTGGTTGCGTGCGCGGGATGTGAGCGCTTTCGCGCCTGGCGGCGCGCCCCCGATGACCGAGGCGAAGGCGATCATGCTGGCTGCGGGCCTTTCAGCGGTTGAATCGGCATTGGTCGAGATGATGCGCCAGCGTCGCGGCGAATTCGCGCTAGGGGCTGCGCAAGGGCCGTGGCAAGCGCTTGTCGACCGATTGCAGGCATCGATGCCAGCCGGTACTAAATGCAGCGTCTACGCGCTGTTTCACGCGCTGCGCGAGGCAGGCTGGATCGATCTTGGGCGGGTCAAAACGGCGGACAATGGGAACAAGGTTCACGTTTACGCGGCGCCGGACGTGCTCGATAAGGTTCGAGGGAACAAGTCTGAGATCCGGCGCATGCTGGATGCGAGCGGCGGCGGGACTATGTTGCGAGCGGTCAAATAAAAAAGGGCGCCTACGGGCGCCCTTGTTGTTTTTGAGGGTGCTAGAGCCGCAAGGCGACCGCGAGCACGGCGACAAGTAGACCGACTAGGATCGCTGCGATCATAGGATGTTAAGGCGCTCGGCGATCGCCGGTCGATTGACGATCAGCCAGCGTGCGAATTTGGCGGTTTGCGCAGCTTTCGCGTAAGAATGCGGCCACGCGCGTGACGGCGAGCGGATCGTCGCAAAGTATTCGACGATATCGTCGCAGGGATACCAGCGGCCAGCGTTATCGGTTTTGCCGATCGCACGGATGTCTTGCCAATTTAAATTTTTCATGCTGATAGCCCCAAAAAGAGTACAGCGCCCAGCGCGATACCGGCGCCGATAAAAATAACCCATTCGATAAGGTTTTGGGGCATGTCAGGCTCCGACGGTTTGCCGAGCGAGCGCCCACGCTTCACGCTCAGTGATTTGACGCATGGCGAGCGCGCGTAGGATGTCGCTCGGCAAAGTTGAAAGATCGGGCATGGGCGCCCCGTCCGGATATCGGCACTTATGCCGATCAAAACCGATTGACGTGCGGGCGGTATATAAACAACGAACACACTGATGACGCATGGTTCAGGCTCCAACGGTTTGCGCGCTTGCGTGCGCGCGATCGATAACAGTCTCGAATTTCTCGAGCCCCACGCGATCAACAAGCGCGTCGATATCCGCGAGCGCGCATTGACGCGCCTGCGCGATCGTAAGGTCGGCCGACGATACAGGCATGCCCTTGTAATGTGCACTGACGCGCAGTAGGCGATAGCCCGATACCGGATCGGATACGATCCATTCTCGGCGATCCTTCGGAATACCGGCAGTTTGCTCGCGATGCAGTGCGAATATGTGCGCACGGTGCCCGCGCGTGTATAGCAGGCGATCATATTTGACGTCGACGGTTTTGTCCGAATTTTTGACGCGCATGCTGAAGGTAGGCTTGGTCGGCATGGTTTTACGCTCCTACAAAATGGCGCGCCATGGCGCCATGAATGACAATCGATACCGACGCGCGGCCGGCATTCTCGCCCGCGCCGTCGCATGCCTGGCAATCGATGCATTGGCGACGGTTTCCGCCTTCGGGCGATGCCGGGCATGCAATCTCGCGAGCTGCTAGGGGCTGATCGGCCGTGCGCACGGTAAAGGTTCGCCATCCCATTGCGCGGGCGATGTCGCGATCGCTCGCGCTGTCCGCCGATGCCATTACGATATCGCGTAGGCCTTGCGCATGCGCCATGCGCCATTGATGCGAATAACCCGTGTGGCCGGCCGCGAGCGCGATCAGCGCGCGCCAGACATGCGCGGGCACCGCGGCCGGATCGCCATATGATCCGATCCGCACCACGCGGTCGGCGATCAGCTGCGCCCCGTCGCGCGGGTCAACTAGTGGATACGATCCGCGAACCCATGCGCCGAACACAGCCGCAACACTTTGTCCGACATTGACATAACACGTCCGAACACGCTTCGAGCGCTTGCGTCCGCGCTTGTCGATTTTTTCGACAATGCGCGCGCGGTGCATACAATCGCCGCAGATCGATGCGTCTTCGCCCGTGCGGATCGCGTCGACGGGATGCGCATCCGCGCGCAAAATATAGGTTTGGACCATATCGCCAGTCTTGCGATTGTCCGAGCGCAGCACTGCGATTGCGACAATCGGCGCGCCGTCGATCATCGAAGGGCCGTCGTAGAAAACGAATCCGGGCATGTCAATCTCCAAGGGTTGATTACAGGGGTTTGACCAGACGATTGAGCGCTGTCTGAATGTGGTCATCGTTGGCGTACGGGTAGAGCGTGTCGCACAGCCATTGGGTGAGCCCTGCCGCGCGCACTAGATCCCACTGATACCGGCGCGTTGATAGTCCGGCCGCCTGATAACGTGAGCGGTAGTAATCAGTGTCCCATTTCTCGAAAGCAGATCTCATGTGCGCTAGATGTTCAGGCTTGATTTTCATTGCAGTGTGCTCCAAGGGTCGAAAGCGCGCCCGTAGGCGCGCGGGTTAGTTAAACAATCCAGTCAGGCGAGCGGGTGAGCCCGTGCGCGGCGGCGATCGCGGCGATCTCGCGTTGTTGCGCGGCGCGCATCGCGGAACGATGAAGGGCGGACAGCACGCGCGCGGCATAGTCGGCGCCAAGGATCGGCAGGCGCGAGAGCGCGGTGTTGACGGTGGTGGTTTGGTGTTTGGTCATGTCGTCGGCTCCTGGTTGCGCGCTGCGGTGCGCAGCGCATGAACAGCATCTTGCCACAACATTTGTGGCAGTGTCAAGCGCTTTTGCATGACCCATCGCGCGATGGGTCGCGCTGGGTCTATTAGGGGTCATGGCGTCCGCGCCGATTTTCATAGGGCAATGGGTCAAATGGGTTATTGGTTTATAACTTTTAACCAAAAAATGATTTTGTTTTATAGGTGAAACGGTAATGGCTAGACCGCTGGGGACGCGCCTGCAAACGCTGGCGCCAAAAAAAATGTCATGACCCATTGACCCATTTGACCCATCGTCGCGCGCTTTTGCCCTTTTTGACATGGTTTGCGACTCAAAAGGTCATGACCCATTTGACCCATTACCGATTCGACCCTGAGGGGTCATGACCCATTTGACCCATTAAACGCGATGACCGACACCCTGCACCCATGACCCATTTGACCCATTGCCCATGCGCCCAGGGCGCACGGCTGACGGCTGACGGCTGACGGCTGACGGCTGACGGCTGACGGCTGGCGGGCTGGCGGGCTGGCGGCTCGGGGCCGCGTGGCGAGAGCCCCCGGTGGGGGCCGGCGACCGGGCCGGTCAAAAACGGAGGGGTTGCACAAATTTTTTTGCAAAATGCTATAATTATTTGCAACACTATTTGCAGCACATTATCTGGCCATGACCTTCCAATCCTTGCCGCTCACCGCGCGCAAACTAGAGGCGACCGAGGCGCGCTTGCAGCGCATCTACGAGGCTGCCAAGTTGGGTCTAAAGGGTGACTCGCTGGCGTTGAAGGCTGGCATGTTGCCGACCGAGTATCGGCGTCTGTGCGAGATGGACCCCATCGCCGAAATGGCAGAACAGAAGGGGCGCGCTGACGCAGAAGGGGCGCTTGCGGCTGTGATGATGGACGCAGCTATGTCAGGCGACACCAAAGCGGCGTTAGAAATCCTGCGCCATCGGCACGATTGGGTAGCTAAGCAACAAGTGCAGATCGACGTAGCGCAGCAGATCAGCGTAATATCGGCGCTTGAGAAGGCAGAGCAGCGCGTCATCGACGTGCAGGTAACAGAACGACTGGAGCCAACACTTGCAGCAGCCGATCTACAACGCCTCTGATGAAATGCTTTTGATGACGCGGCTCTGGCAGCCGCGCATCAAAGACGACCCGGAAGCGTTTGTAAACTTTGCGTTCCCGTGGGGGCAACACGGCACGCCACTGGCCAACTACAAAGGCCCGCGCAAGTGGCAGCGCCAGGTGCTGCGGAAGATCACGCAGCACATCAAAGACAACAGTGGGCGGGTTGATTACAACGTCTTGCGGTCTGCGGTAGCATCAGGCCGGGGGATCGGTAAGTCTGCGCTAGTCAGTTGGCTCGTGCTGTGGATGCTCTCGACGCGCATTGGCTCGACAACCATCGTGTCGGCTAACAGTGAGGCGCAGCTCCGCAGTATCACCTGGTCAGAGATCACCAAGTGGCTGGCAATGATGATCAACAGCCATTGGTTTGAGATCAGCGCGACCAAGGTCGCGCCGGCTAAATGGCTGGCGGAGATCGTCGAGCGGGACTTGAAAAAAGGCACGCGCTTCTGGTCGATTGAAGGGCGTCTGTGGTCGGAAGAGAACCCGGACGCTTACGCCGGTCTGCACAACCTGGACGGCGTGTGTTTGATCTTTGATGAGGCGTCTGGTATCCCAGACTCAATCTGGCAGGTGGCCGCCGGCTTCTTCACAGAAAACACGCCGCACAGGTTCTGGTTTGCCTTTTCTAATCCGCGCCGCAACCAAGGCTACTTCTTTGAGTGCTTCAACTCCAAGCGCGACTTCTGGTCGACCGAGAACATCGACGCCCGCGACGTCGAGGACACTGACAAGCAGGTCTACGAGCAGATCATTGCGGAGTACGGCGAAGACTCGATACAGGCCAAGGTCGAGGTGTACGGCGAATTCCCCAGCGCGGGCGACGACCAGTTCATCGGACCCGCGCTGGTCGATCAGGCGTTTGGCCGACCCAAGCACAAAGACGAGACGGCACCGATTGTGATCGGCATCGACCCAGCCAGGTCGGGCGGTGACTCGACGGTCATCGCGGTGCGCCAAGGGCGTGACATCATCGCGATTAAGCGGTACCGGGGTGATGATACGATGACGACCGTGGGGCACGTCATCGACGCGATCGAGGAGTACAAGCCGACGCTGACGGTGATTGACGAGGGTGGGCTGGGGTACGGCATACTTGACCGGCTGGTTGAACAGCGGTATAAGGTGCGTGGGGTCAACTTTGGCTGGAAAGCCAAGAACCAAGTGATGTGGGGTAACAAGCGCGCTGAGCTGTGGGGTGCGCTGCGGGACTGGTTAAGAACTGCGTCGATCGCGCCAGACAGGCAACTGAAAGCGGATCTGACCGGGCCTAAGACCAAACCCGACTCAAGCGGTACGATCTTCTTGGAGAGCAAGAAGGATATGAAAGCCAGGGGTCTAGCTTCTCCTGACGCCGCCGATGCGATCGCGGTGACGTTCGCATTTCCAGTCGCCTCCCGCGAGCCCCGCGCAGCCATGCCCCGTCGCCACTACAGCGACCGCACCGCAGGCGCAACCGGCTGGATGGGCGCATGACCAAGAAGTCTGTCAGCCTGTCCGTCGGACGCGGCGAGAAACGCCCCACCAGCCAAGGCGCTGGGCTGACGGCCAAGGGGCGTGAAAAATACAATCGCGCGACAGGCAGCAATCTGAAAGCGCCCGCGCCTAGCCCCAAGACAGAAGCAGACAAGGGGCGTAAGGCGAGCTTTTGCGCACGCATGGCTCCAATTGCAGCTAAAGCTGGCGAAGGCAGCCGTGCTAAAGCGTCAATGAAACGATGGAAGTGCTGATATGAAACCAGGTCTTTACAGTAACATCAACGCCAAACGCGAGCGCATCAAAGCCGGATCGGGCGAAAAGATGCGCAAACCTGGCGCTCCGGGCGCACCCACCGCCAAG